GGTTCATGCCCTGCGAGCCCATGGCTCCTAGGCCTTGATTCATCATAGGATTCATAGGGTTACTCATAGCACCCATTCCTCCTGCGTACAACCCAATTCTGCCCCCCTTGCTAAGTAATCCTTGGTATGAAGTAGCGTCTCCAAACAACGGAGTCGTTGGAGCTCCTTCCCAATCTTCCCATTCTTTAAATCCATAATAGTCTCCGACTCCACCAGTTCCTGCGCCCGCACCTCCGCCACCACCACCTTGCATTGCTGCCATATAAGCTGCGTAACTAGGGTAACCTAATCGTTGCCACTCTTCTTGACGACCATCTCCTCCTGGAGTAGGAACGTTTTGATTTTTAAATAACTCTTCAAATTTAGTTTGAGTTTTTAGGGAGGGATCAAGACCTTCCCATGTATGAACATCTCCCATGGATGTTATTCCTCGATTAAATTTGCTGGCGTCCCATTTTGTTTTAGGCATGTTCATTGGAATGTCTTGTTCATAGGCTATATACTGATTAATTTCATCTTCTGTCATATTGTCCCAGTCAATGTCGAGATCAGTGTCTAACCAACCTAAGTTTTTAAAAGCATGTTTTTTCTTTTTTGCCATACTCCAGTCTCTTACTTTGGTGTTCCAGTTTGACCATCTTTCCCCTAAAGTTGGTTTTTGTGGAGGTTGCCGGGCATCTATTTTAGAAAGTCTTGAAGGATCTGCATACACATTTACATAATCTTGAGCAGTTGCATTTTTTCCTTTCATTTGTGCACCTAAATTTTTAATATCTCTTTCAAGATCTCCTTGTGATTTTCCCCCAATTTGACTTTTTCCAGTTTGACCTAGATTGGATGTCTCCATTCCTGGCTGTCTCTGTCCATGTTGTAACTTAATCCTTCCACCTTGAGCTAGACCTACGATTCCACCTTCAGCTTTAGCAAATAATTCTTTTTCAGCCATGGCTCTAGCTTCATCTGGATCATGTCCTTGATCAATTAACCACTCTGTCCATTCATCAACAAATCCTTTTCGTGCTGTTAGATATCCTTCATGACCTGAAGTATCTATTACTGCTTTAGGTTTATCGTCTATCTCCTCACCAATAGCACCAACGGCAGCCCCAGTACCTCCTGCTATTAAAGCTTGTTGCCAAGGTTTCATACCTGCAAATTTAGTCCAGGCTTGACCCCAGCCACCAGCTCCACCTACATCTGGAGCACCAAATAATTTAGGCCCATACATAAAGGCCCCTATTCCTAGAGCTGCTTTACCTATTGGACTTTTTAATACTTTTTTAAATGATTTGAGTAAACCCATAATTTTCCCTTAGTTATTTGTAAAAGCAGGTTGAAGGGTGGTCCTGGAAACCCTAGTTTATTATATTACTTAATTTTTCTGCCTTCGTCAATGAATCTTCCACGATAAGCGAAGTCTCCATGGTGGGTAATGTAGGCGTCGACATTGGCATAGATCTTCCCTCCTATGTTAGTCCAACGTTTGCAGAAAGCATAGTCTTCTCCCATAAAGTCTCCTGTGTCTTCATTAAATTCAGTATCAAAAAAATTCCACATCTCTTCTGTGCCTCCCATAATTCCATTTACCAGATGCTTTTGTTTAATCTTCATTTTAGGGTAGGCTTTAATCATCTTGTCAAATACTTCTTTCTTCATCAGCATACAGCCAGCAGGTCCTTTAACAATCTCAACAAGACCATCTCTACTTTCAATGTTATTTTTATCTTTGAATTCCATGCAATAATAATAAGGACAGGTTTCAATAGGTCTTCCGCTTTTCTTAGCTACTTCTCTTGCTTTATCCCAGTTAACTGCTTTCATTGGATAAGGAGTAAGCACAACATCCTTATCTGCTTTTATCATCATTAAGATAGAGGTTGCATCGAACTCAATATCTGAATCAATGAATAACATATGAGAACATTTAGATTTTAAAAAAGCTTGAACACACATATTTCTGCCTGTAGTTACAATGGAAGATCTTACCATATGAAAGTGAGGCTTAATGCCCGTAGCCAAACAAAGGCTTTGGAGTTCGAGTAAAGATTTAACACAGCTTAATTTAATATCTCCCATGTTGGGAGTTGCTACAAATAATGTGTTTTCAATATAGGGGGGTAGATGGGTATCAATTAATTGATTCCCATCTATAGTGTTCTGTTGGTAAAGTTTATTATCAAGTTTAAATTTATCATCAGTTAAGATGCTGTCATTTACTTCCATCTTCATGAGGAATTCCTTTTTGTTCTAATGCATTATTAAGAAAAGCTATCCATTCTCTAATTCTTTGATCCCAATCATAAAAGTGAAGGAAGTGTTGTCTTTGATTTTCTAATCTATTTATAATCATTTTTTGAGGAAGAATTCTTTTTAAGTATTTAACATTTTGTGCGTACTCTACTGCTAAATTTTTAGGGTTAGTATTATAATTTACATAGAACCCGTAGTCATTACATGTTTCAAACAAGGCTCCAAAGTTTGTAACTAAAGCCGCATTGCCGGCAGCCATAGCTTCAATAGCTGAGTTACATGAAGTCTCTTCCCATATGGAAGGGTAAGCAAATACATGACTATCCTGTAGAGCTTGAAAAAGTTCTTCCTGAGGAACGTAACCTTTATAATTCACATTCTTCATTGATTTTGCATGCTCGTACATAGGTTGATAATATTTATCGTTCTCTTTTTTGAATTGATCTCCATATATTTGAGTAGAACTATAGACATCCAAGGTAACGTCTTCGTCTTCTAAGAAATGCATCGCTGCAAGTAAAACATTCAACCCTCTCCAGGGGGTGCACTGATGGATAAGTTTTAAAGTTTCACCTTCTTTGTAATATTTTTTTGGTTGCCATTTAAATTTTGGTAAGGCGTTTTTAATAACAATACAACGCTCAGTAGGAATATCAAAATGAAGCCTATACTTTTCATAACTCCAATGAGAATTAAAAACATACCAATCATATTTAACATGGTTCTCTTTCTTAAGAAACCAGGGTCTGAGATTGGGTTGATCATAAGAATTTTTTTGCCATAAAATATTTAATCTACTAGGGTCAATTTGAGTCTTTTCAGGTACCGAAGTAGTGATGGAAATTTTATTCCAATAATGTTTGGGTAATCTTTTAGTAAGTTCTTCAAGTTGAATTTCAGTTCCTCCTTTAGGATTCATTAGTTAGTAACTCCTCCCGGTCTTTAAAAAATTGGTAAGAGTTATTGATACCTTGTTCTATACCTTTTTTAATTAAATCTCCATACTTTCCTTCAGTTATACTTGCATCAAGATGATGTTGAAAATGTTTATATTTAATTTTGTCATTCCATAAATAATAAGTATTCCACGCACCAGGATAATCTTCTAAAAACTTTTTCATTTTACCATCTTCTGTGCGAGCATATTCCACAACAACATATTTAGTTAAAAAATTTAAAACCTCTCCATCATTCCACACAAAATAACGGTGGTGATGATGCCCTCTCCACGGGCTTGAAGTAACTTCTTCGTTACCATCTATCCCTCGAGTCATCTCCACCAATGGTGATGGTGCTTCAACATACCCCGCCTTTCCTACACGGGTCATTTCTTGCATTAATAAAAAAGGATTATACAGATCTTCCACAACATGACGACAGTAAATAAAATCAAATTCTTTGTCCTTATAAGGTAAAAGATCTGCCGAAAAATCACAGGTCTCCGCACCGCATGAATGTGTAGCCAAGGCGAATTTATTTTTTTCTCCAGGTCCTACTTCTAAAATTTTAGTTTTATCTTTAAGTAAATCAGTGAGAATAGTTATTGTTTCAGGGAGTGGATCGTGATACTTTTTTTTAATCGTCACTCTTTACCGTTCCCCCTACTAAATCAATCATAGGGGCGATAATAGTAACATCTCTCCGTATGTGTTCTTTCTTAGTAGCTGTGCTAGGGTTCGCCACATCATCATCAGCTTCTTTATCTGAGTTATATTCTTTATTAGTTTGAGTATTATATAATTTAACAATTGTTTTACCTCTATACTTAGGAACTTTCTCTCCCTTAATTATAACGTGTCCTAAAAATTCTCCTTTTTCTTCAAAGCTCATTATGTTCTATCCTGTTCTAACACGCTAACAAAAACATTAGCGGATGTTACGGTTGTTTGAAAATGTAAAGCGTCTGATTCTTCTAAAACTAAAAGAGTACTTTGATCTCCTTCAAGAAATTCTTTTGTAGTAGCCGCAGCTACCGAAGTTATACCCCTATAAATATAGGCTGCACTTGAATCATTGTTAAATACTTTTAAAATCCAATTAGCTGGAGTAGTAGCATGAGTATTATATACGGAAATAGATTTAACCAAAGCTACATTTTCTGCCGGGCATGTATAAACAGTTGTGATGTCCGTGGTCGCTATGGGAACTATATTAATTTTATATTTATTAGCCATTTCTTCTTTTCCTCTTTGTACGTTAATTTATAAATAAAGTAAAGGCCTCTATTTCATCTTTTAATTGTTGTTGATAAGTAGTATTTAATTTTTGTACAATCGATACTACATTATTAGATAAACCCTGAATATTAATTGGATCAAATTCTGGTCCTTCAATATCAGTTATAACTTCTACTATCTTTGCCATTTTACTCCTTTAAAATATAGGATATACGCATGAAGCGCAAAAAAATTAACCTATCTTCTTCCTCCTGCATTAATATCTAATCTAAATGTTCCCATTCTCCAGCTTTGACCCGTACTAATATTTCCTACCTTTAAAGCAATTTGTCGTGCTCTTTTCCTTGTCCAGATCTGAGTAGTAGATGTAGTACTATTATAAGAAGTAGAGACAGGAGTGCTGCTTGGAAAAGCTTTAGAATTTAAGTACACTTTTGCATCTCCAGTTTGTTCTCCAAAGTCAGGAATCACTCTACTAATTCTCATCATGAGTTCCCCTTGACCCTGTAGTCCTTCTCCACTAATATCATAGTCTCCTGATTCTACAAAGCCTTGAACAGCTGTTGTAGCTCCAGTTGCTTTTACTTCATCCGTTCCTATGTTGTGTTGCCAGAAATAACTAGCTCCGTTTGTAACTCCTCCTATGGTTGGAACTGTGGGAGCTTCTCCTGTTTCATATTCAGTTGCATAAGGATTAGAATACACTCCTTGTTGAACCCATGTAGTCCTGTCTAAAGAAGAAGTATACCAAATAGGTCTTTCTGCTGTAGACTCTAGATAATTATAAGTTACAGATCTATCTATATAACTAGATCCACTACTACAATAAAACCATGTGACTTCTCCAAATATATTATCTACCGCTGCATGCACTTGTTGATTGGCATTAGTATTAATATCATTAAAGACGTAATCTTCTACCAAACATAACATACTTTGAACACGGCCTCCGGTAAACCTAAAGAACCCGTTAGGTCCCATCCAGTAAGCTATACCATCTATCTCTACTGATGCATGTTGACTAGAAATACCACAG